GGATTTTGAGTCCGAAGATGATGGCGTGGTAGTGAGGGCGCTCGAGTTGATCGCCGTACTCAGCCGAGTAGTAATAGCGGAATTTGCCAAGACGTTTCCTCAGTCGCTTAAGAAAAAGGGTCATGTCGCTTTTCGACAAAGACCCATTTTCGGGAATGAACTCCGGAGAGTAAGTAAGGGTAATGAAGTGCGCATGAGCATGCTGTTGCCGCTCGTGCATAAGACGAACGGCCCATTGACGGGCACGTTCTAAGCGGCAGCCGATACATTGACCACATGGGACTTCGATAGGAAGGTCACGATAGCCCGCCTCCGGCGTGAAGGTAATAGCTCGTTTGCCATTTTTTGTCAGGGTACTTGATCTGTACCCAGACAAGGGGGAGTAGCAAGGCATTTCACAGGCGGATGCCGCCCCGCATCGGGTTGGTCAGATTCCGGACATGGGTCTTCGACCCGGTCTTGGAGAAGAGGCGACGGCTTTTGCGGTTGTTCATTTTGAAGCGTTTCATGGTTTGCAACTCCGAGAAGGAGGGCCAAAAGGCCTAGGATGATTTTGAGGGTGAGCATTTGGTGTCACCTAGAACAGCTATATCAAGAAATACGCTGTTCGTTTGGAAGTGTCAAGCACTTTTTGACGGCTCCCCTGCGGGGGCCGTGGTTGAGCCAGATTGATTGATAGAGGGGTTTTTAGGGGTTTGGGGAGGCTCTGAGGGGTTGGGGGTGGTTACCCCCTTGGTACGTTGTGATTCAGGGACCAGAAGGCCCATATCGGCCATTTCTGAGTGGTTTGCAGGATCATGGACGAAGTCAAGGAAGGCGCACGGATCGTTATTGAATCGGGCGCGGATTGCGGAGGGAAGTTCCTCGAAGGAGGAAGAGGCCTCGGCCACGAGATTCATGGCGAGGTCGAAATCGAAGCCAGTGGCGTCGATGTATTGGGGAGACGAAGGATTTAGATTGTCGGGGAGTTGGCCCGTAGCCTGGTAGCGGGCCATGATGACGTTGATATCGCATTCGTCTTTGAAGGATTGTTTAGTGCGGCCTTGTGCCGCGAAAGAGATTGAATGAGATTGATGAGGTGAATAGGCAGTACGGAAGGGAAGATCAGGGATAGAGATTTGAAGACGGGATTTTTGAGTAGTAGGCATGAGAGTTGAGAGAGTTGAGAGAGTTGAGAGAGTTGAGAGAGTTGAGAGAGTTGAAGGAGCCTTGTGCTCCGGTTAAGACTTGCAGCGCTTCGCTCGCTTCTTCCCGATCCGGTTCCCGGATCGAGAAGATTGAGTTTTTTTTGAAAGACGATTGCTAACGCTTTTTTCCAAAGCGGAGAGGATTGACGATGTCCTTAAGGCCTTGACCAAGGCCGAGGATTTTTTCGGCTTCGCCGTAGCGTTCAAGTAGATCGGAAGTGATATTCGCACCTCGAGCGGATGCAGAATGAAGAGAAGCAATGGCCCTCGCCGCAATATCTTGCGCCCGACGATACTTAATATCCTCGTCGGTTAGAGCAGTTTTTCCGATTTCATGAACGGTTTGGCGCCCGAGCAAAGACTCTTGGGCTCGTTTAGTGGCAGTGTCTTGTTCGACATTGGCAGGGCGGAAGGACTCCGTTTTTGTTTGACCAGTTTTGAGGCCAGTATCGGCCAAGATATTTTCCGGTCGATTGAGCTCGGTTAAGGTTTGAGCATGGATATTGTCGGCTTGAGCCTCTTTGACTTTGATAGACGCCTGGACGTCTTGAAGGGTCATAGCCGAGAGAGCAGACGAAGCCGCTCCCTCGACAGGGTTTTTTGCTTGATAAGAGGCCCCCTGCGCCGATGATCCCACCGGCGAGGAGGCACCAGAACGATTGACGGAAAGGATCGGATTAAGCCCTGCAGCGCGAAGGTCGGCAACCTCGCGTTGATGAGCCGTATTCGACATGCGCTCTTGGAAGTCCATTTGTTGAGCAGTTTGAGCGGCTTGAAACCGCATTTGCTCTTGAGCAGAAGATTTAGACGCTTCGTTAGACATGAGGCCTCCGAGAACGGAGGCCCCCCCGCTGATGATGGCACCTACAGTGAGGGGGTCCATGATTAGAAGTGATCGATTAGGCCGGGCACGCCATAAACAGGCATCGGGCGTGCGCAACGCATATTGATGTAAGCATCGACGAGGAAGTGCGGTTCAGTATTAACCGCAATAACACGATCGATGGGCGGGTTTTCCTGAATGAAAGCAGAGTCGAGAACAGGAAGCGTGGCGAACTCTTGAGACAGATGCCAAGCATCAAGCGAAGTAGCCGCCGAAGAGCGGAAAAGCCCGGTAATCAGCGACGGTTTGTAGCGGTACTCCGCATAACGTTCCTGATAGCCGAAGACCTCGTCATCTACATCAGTGCCTTGCGCCATGATTTCTTTATTCAACACGGCTTGTTCGCCGATATGAGAAAGAGCAGGCCAGTAGAAATCGAAACGAGTTTTGCGCGACCACATACGGTTAAGACCTTGTTGATAGGTCAGGTCAGCGCGAACGGAACACAGTCCGATGATTAGACAATGTTCAGTGAAAGACGTAGTAAAGCCATGGTTACGGGCCAGTGCAGTACCCATTGCAGACAGGTTGCCTTGCGGGGTTGCCGCATAGGCACCAGTGCCTGAGGTTTGAGGAATGGGAGAGATATTGACAGGAGTAGAGCCGCCGCCGAGATATTCGGGGCGCTGAAGGCGAGCATCAGGCGATGTAACGCCGAAGTGAGATTTGATGATTTCGGTATAGCGAGTACCGCCACGAGCATCGCGCTCATAAATGCGTTGAATTTGAAACGCTTGACGAAGAGAGTTAATAGTTGCCGCCGTAGCAGCAGAAAGATCGGCATAAATTTCAGGGATGGCACCAGCGCCAGCGGCGTTAGTTCTACCCATCCAGCCGCCAGGACTTGTAGCAGAAAGTCCGGCACCGTATCCGGAATTAAAAGTAGTGCCGCCGGTTTCGTTAAAAGTACCGGTAACAGCAGCAGGGGTTGCATTAACCGACAAGCCGATGCCGATAACCGGGGCGTTACCGCCTAGAGGAATTTGAACACCAGGGCCTTTTTGAGGCCAGGGGAGACAGGACGTGAAATAGTCGTGTCGCTTGCCGCGACGTAAAAGACTGTAGTTCGTGGCATCCGGTCCGTCACCAGTACCAACAAAGACAGAATCTTGCAGGTTTTCGTCTCGATACCACTCGTTCCAGATCAAGCTGTAAGCCCGTTCCCAGAGAGCGGAATGAGACAAACCGGCGATACCGACCGGGAGACCCATGTAGTCCTGTAGGGAACCGGGCAAGTAGCCGCCTACCGGAGAGACCTTTTGCGGAACGATGTAATCAGTAGAGTCATCGGGATTGGTTTGTTCGCCGTTGAATTTTTGCCAGTTGTCCCACACAAGACGGACAGGGACACTGAAGAACTGAGTATCCAAATACATGTTGTCCATCAGAGGATAAATAGGCGTGGCAAGTCGAGCAAAGAGAGTAGATCGAACGGTGAAAGTATCACCAGGAAGAGCCTCATCGACGAGGAAAGGAATGAGCAGACCAGCGTCGAAAGTTGTTTTATGACCGTGTGACCGGTCGAAGGAAGAACGCGGAATTTCCGCTTTAGGCACCTGGGAAAATTGGTGCTTCATTACAGACGGGTTGCGATGCATGATTTATTCCTCGGAAAGAAGATTAGAAGCCAAACCATGATTGATGTGGTTGGCATGCGCGGTCATAACGCCATTCGAATCGTCGAACTCTCCGATTTCGAATAGCGTGAATTGAGAAGGAAATTTCGAAACGTCCGATTTCGGATCCCGAGCCAGAGTCTCGAAGTACCGAAGAGCGTAAGCGACGTGATTGACGTGGAAGGGAATAGCGTAGGCGCCGACACCGGCGTCATGAATTGAGAACACGCGATAAATCATAGGTCTTTTTTCCTTAGAGCAAGTTGAGCTGTTTTGACTATTTTCCGGACGTAGAGTCTTTCCGGCGTTGAATTTGAAGCGAGTTTTTTTGCGCGTCTAACGCGCCGTGATTTGACTCTCGCATAAGTGCTCGGAGAGATTTTTTCGAGCTTTTGATCATAATACTTAGGTGGTTTTTGTTCCTTTCC